TCGTAATATAAAGCCAAAACAGAACTATCGGCCTCAAGGTCGGAAGTTATCTAACACATGAATAGCTAAGGGTTTTGGCGCCTAATTTAGGCAAAAGTCAGGGCATATCCCACCGGCAAGATGGGATACCCGAACTGTAGGTCATCACGGGCAGCCAGATACTCTGGAAAATCATCACTCGGAGTAATGCCGCTGGTCGTACAAACGACCAGCATACCATTACTTGGATATAACAATTGAGTATACGGGTACTCGATCAACTGCGGAAAAGTCAACCGAACCATTCCATCTTCTGGAGACACATAACGCGTTCCTGAATTAAGAGATTCGTTGACGAAAACCTTCCAACTTGTTCGAGTGTCTGCATCACTGGCAAATCGATACTTAAATCCTCCTGAACGGAAGAGAAAAGCAGATCGCCATGATCCAAAATGGGTGCTACGGAAGCTTTGATAAGCAGCTCCAGCAACGCCGCGTCGATCAAGATCAGCCCAGTCCCATCCAACGATCATCTCGCCAGGAATGAAATTGAGCTGACTGTATCTCTTACAGATATCAGTAATAGGCCCAAGCATTTCTGCAGTAGAAAAGCCCCTGTCGATGTCATAATGACAATTTTCACCGATAGGGGGAAAAGTTTTCTGAAAAAGAGATCCGGGTGCAGCTTGCATCTCCTCGAATCCCTCCAGATCCTTTTCTTTTTGTTTTTGTTTAAAATTTATCTTCCTCGCTTGAACAACCGAGGCACTTTCGTTACTCCAGAACGCGGCAGGCACCGGGACCGGGTAAGCGAACTGAGCGTCATCGCCACCAGCAACCCAGGCCAGACAATAAATTGTCGGATCCTGGACCGTGTCAGTAGTAGCTATGACGGAGTCGATAAACAACCTGAAATACGGAATATAATCAGGTGCTGAGCCACCTCCTTGAGACCACCATCTGGTATTCAAGTAAGGCAGGGTAATACTATCGACAGTATCACCCTTCACGTTAATAACGTGGGAAATGCCATTTGTATAATCAGTCGGCCACACAGGCTCAATTCCTTGAGCATATGAACCATACTGAAGAACAAAACGCGCAGAAATGAAAGACGAGGTGAAAAATTGCAACAATAATTTCACTGATCCCCTAAACTGCGCGGCTGAGAGAACTGAAAAGTCTAACGGAATCTTCATAGTCGAATCATCCGGATGTCCTTGAATCAATTGAACGGTCCAGGGTGAACTAGTCGACGTAAAAACTTGAACTGCAGATCGCAGCGCAGGTATACGCGAATAGTCAGAGACTGTCCAGTTCTTACTCATAGGCATCCTCCCATGACCTGGATCAACGTAACGGCTTTTATAGACTCCAACAGAAACATTAGAGTCAGGTATATCACAGTTAAACATGTCAATCGATGGTTCAATTATGACTGGAGTTTGGGGCACTTCACGGTCGGGCTTGTCAAACAACAAACCCAAAGCCATAGCGTTAGACCCCCAATTCTCAGTCACAAATGAAGACAACGACGACACGGACTGTATGGCATCGCCTATAGTTACACTAGAAATTGCTTCTATGGCGGCATCAACTGACGAACTCCCAGAAGCGGGGTCATCAGCCGGATGTGAACATTTCGACTTCGAAGGAAACTTGACTTTTGGCATAGGACCATTTGATGATTGAACCTCATCAGTTGATCCAGCCCCGGTTGGATAAGACAAATGAATGTCTGTAAACCGGGCCCACATTTGCATGGTTATGGCATCGGGCATGTTTTCATTCGCTCTTGTTAAGGGAGCGAGAACATCGATTGAAAAGTACGTTGGTTTAGTACCATCGGAAACAACCTTCCAGGCATCTGGCCAGGTATATTCCCAGGTCTTAATAACCGACTCAGCACTAGAGGCAGATATAATGGTAGGATCAAGAACTGATCTCTCATCAAGTCTGTCGCCAGTACCGGCCGGAAACAACGTGAGCATGAGTGCTCCGTAATAGAACTGATTTGTATTCAGGCGAAAAGTAATCTCGATATTAGACCGGTAAAACTGAAACTGACTAAGAACTTGAGCGTTCCTAGTTACAGCCTTCAGAGCCGCATCAATATCAACGAGATACTTCTGTAAGCCCACGGCAAGATTTGGAGTTGAAGCCAAATCTGACGTGGCCCACGTCTGATCATAAATCAGTGCTATACGCTCCAACAATCTAGTATTCTCGAAATGGCCGACAGCGTGAGCATTAGACGCATACCCTGAGGTAGCTTGCTCACCTGTCATACCAATATCTCCGAAACTAAGAGTTGGAGTCTGATACAAGGTCGTATCAACGGCAGACGTTAAATTTTGGGGGCTGTCTGCTTGTACCCCGTTTTGAGCTTCTGTTTGTGTTGCAATCACATATAAACTAGCGTGCCCCGTGATTATAGGGAAGGCCATTGCTGATTAACGATTCAGCACCGTACTTATTGGGCGTAGGAAAGTAAAAACCTATCTGAATTACTAGAGAACAGATTTATCTCTAGGGAATTAACGTCTCCGTGACGTTGGGGTGTTTACGTCTCCCCAGACGGGTGTTTAGCGCCAACCACGGCGGGGACTTTACATATAGTCGTTGGCTCTAAAAGCCAACATAGCCTTATAGTCAAGGAAAGACCAGAGTTGATTGAGTCGTCGCGACTCAGCCAAACACCAGTTATAACATTGACCATAGAACTCTTCACCATAATGGAAAGCCTCCAGTAAAACGGAGTTACACACACTTGCGAATTCCTCCATCCCAGCACTCTTATCACACCACTTAACCATGTTGGCTATAGACCCTTTATTCAAGGGAGCCATAATACCGCACGAACCGCGCACAAACTGTCTCTTTAAAAAAGTACAGTTTTGCCAGTCGACGTGCATATTATCATCTTTAAATGGTGAGGTATAGACCATAGAATAACGTTCCCAGAAGAACTTCTGAAGATACGTCATATTATAGTCACTCAAGTGCGGAGGAGTTGAAAAAAGAGAATCGTCGCCAACAAAAGCAGTTTCAATTTCCTTCCAATCTTCCTCGGGATGGAGATTACAAAACGCAATTTTGTGAATCCTCCAATTACAGTACGAATTGAACAGGCTCGTTATGAACGAACCACTAGATGTACCCCAGTGTCTGAGAAACACCAAGCAGATTAATATGTGCCAACCAGAAAAGTTGGCACGTATCACACGCTCGGCTAAATCGGGACTGGGGTGCCATCTACGAACAAATTGCACAAAATCCTCAAGCAGGTCATTCTTAACACTAAGATCATAGTATTTAAAATCACCAGCTCCGAGAGACCGATTTCCACCTCGATCAAGGCGTGCTTTAAGATCACCCCACTGTTTAGAGTGGGGATTGATAGCCAAAGCAATAGGACTACCACTTGGATCGCTCATCATCTCTTCAACGAAGGTTCCTAAAACCATTCGCTGAATAATGAGAGAAGTAAAATCACCAGCTGCAAACAAGCGAGTCTTACAAAGATCATTCTTTTCCTTAGGACGAATTTCATCTTTGAGAGTCTCCTCGAACATAACTGGAACTATAATTCCCTCCTTAAAGAGTTTGAACTTTCTCTCAACATCCGCAATTAGGCGTGGATGTATACGCCGGTTTCCCAACTCATCAAAACAGAGTTGTCGTCGGGTGAAACCAAACCGCTTCCAGTAATAACCAGATGAAGAACTCATATCGAGCGTCTTCATGTACCCCTCAATTCCATAAATGGCTTCCCACAATGAAATAAGGCGTACATTGTTCTGGTTAAAAGTACTGGGTAATATGTCGTCGCTAGTAGTATATTTCAAAGGATACTTCTCGCTACGAGCATATGACTGCTTAGCAAAACCCTCCATAGCAACTTTCAGGGGTGAAAGTCCTTGGTGGGCGACTAGATGAGCAGGCGCATCTGTAGTCTCTGGAACGGGAAAACTTTCATAATCCAATTGGGAAATAGTCAAGTTAGTCTCTTTACTCATGTACACAGCCATGGAACGCATCTCTTGAGGGATGGCTCCAAGAACTTCTATACCTGGGCGTAGACTAGAATCAACAAGTTCAACAGATAAAGCATCGCATGACTGATACTCATCTTTAAACTTTTCCAAATCGGACTTAAAAATCATCACTCCTCGAGCGATATGTTGTGCGGGCCTACCTGCCATATGAATAGCTACTATTTTACCAGTAGATTTATGGGCATAAGCCACTCCACACATTCCCTTATAGTTCTCAATACCATGAAACGTAATGTCCGTCTCAAAGTCTTCATAACCTTCGGGTGCAGGTATGGTATGCACGCCGTTTTCTTTACCTAAAGCTGTGGTAACATGTATAATAGTTGTGTCTTGTTCAGGCAACAATTGTTCATATTGTCCATAGTTCGGTAAAGTATCGGCAAACAATCCAATAATACACCTCTTCGAATGAGCGAGACCCGGGAATTGAACAATCCCAACATCTCCTCGTATTTCCTCGACACACTCCAGCATTGATACAGGCACTATATAATCAAGTGACCGAACCAAACTCACATATCGAACATATTCTTCTCCTTGCTCTCCAAACGCGTAAATCACATGCAGGGGAACAAGCGCTCTCTTTCCTCCAATAAACAAACACCAGCTAGAACTAACCGGTTTAAGTTTCTTCACTTCCTCAAGTGGCATCTCGGACGACGCAACACGCACTTCTAAGATTTCGTAATTATTAGCTATCATCCTACTACAAGTAGAAGTAGATTGAACGCTATCAGTACGATTCTTAGCAAAACGTTTCGCATTTCTTCTCTGGGCTCTCACCAGCACCTGCTTCACAGGCTTGATCTCTTTCTGACGAGACTGAACTTCATACGCAGAAGCGGGCAAACACACCTGCAACAACTTTCTTAATGCAACGGCACCCAAGGCTATCAAACCTAAAGTACCAGCACACAAGATAGTTTGCCAGTCAGGTGTAGTTGTCTTCTTCAACAATATGGACTCAGCTTCAACATTAGTCATAAACTTACCCATAACAGCCGCATCTAGTGATTCTTTATACATTTCTGTATAATCATCAATGATGTAGTCGCCACGGGTTCCTCTACTATAATGAGCTCTTATCCACATCTTGAACAACAATACATTATCAGGTTCAACACCATCGTTTTCACACTTTTGTATCCATGTCATCATCTGCTCCTGGCTATAATTTCTTAAAGCCAGACGCAAATGATTGGCAAAGATATAATCGCGTAAAAACTTAGGCATTGATTTCAAAACCTTTCCATTATCCAAAAACTTAGTCGAATCAGGGGGACTGTAACCATACAAATCTCCTGCATTAACCATAGGTCCTCCTTCATCCATCTCGTTCTCTTCATCTTCTTCTCTTTTCTTCGTCTTTCCTTGAACTTCATCTTCTTCTTCTTTCTCCTTTCCTTTAACACTATCCAAAGAACCAACAGCCAACCTATGAGCGGTAAAACCCTGTCTCAAACGAGACGGGATCCTATTAGGCTCAATAGCAGCTTTTGATTCTTTATGTCGGGTTATGATGGCTTCACCAATAATGGAAACCAGAACTTCAGTATTAATATTGACAGTTCCGTCTTCCAAGGCGCATCCACCATAAAGGGTGTACTGATCAGGTCCAGTCATTTTAACACACACATCACGTCGGTCAGACAGAGCTTTTGGCTCTACCATTCCAACGTTCTGTCCACTAAAAGTTTCCGCTGACAAATTAGACGTAGACATAATACACCGCGAGGTGAAATACGTATACGACTTATCTTCAGGCGAAGCAACTCTTAATGAATAAGGGGTACTAGACAACATATTAACTAACAAAGCAGAGGTAGCTGAACGCTCTTCTGCCGATGTCATTTGAAATAGGTCATCTATCTGTGTAAAAAACTGTCCTCGATATCCATCGAAGAACTCCTCCTTCTGATTCATAGTATAAAGATCACTATAATCAAAATCTTCCTTTACTTCTGGTATGTCTGAAAATCTCTTCAAATAAGCAAACACATCAGTCATAATTTGTCGCAAAGAACGCGACTTTCCAACTCCTCTATCTCCAGATATGTAGACCCATACAGGCGTCGGTCTTACAGCAGCTGAACGCTGCATAAGACTCAACTTGTTTCTACACTCCACCATCTTTTCCGCTTTCCGGGCGTAAAGATTGGCATAATGAGGTCTCCACACATCTTTTCCTAAAGCCATGTTTCTAATTTTGACACAATTGATTTCTAACACTGTAAGCAATCTCGAGGTTTCGCTCGAGAACGCTTCACTAGCATCTTTCTTGAGTTTTAAATCAAGATCATCAACTGAATCAGCAAAAGAAAACACGGCTTGTTCCAACGCACCTCTGGGCAGAGGTCTTCCTGTGTACGTGCTCACTACAATAGAATAAAGATAGTCTAACTTACTAACTATATACTCTAAAGCACGAGCAACACTCACACACTTTGGCATGACTCCAAACATGTCTCTAAAAGACTCGTAGGAACCACCACAAACATTCGCGTGAATCATCCTCATATACCAGGGCAGACAATCTCTCTCATCGTCTCTTCCTCCCGATTGAACTTCATCTTCTTCTACCGTAACTATGCCAGCCTTACAGGCCAACCACTTAAACAGCTCCGACGCACATTCCGTAAAGAACGTGCGCAAGTACTGTTCAGCAATTGTAACTGCAATGATAGCAAGAATAGCATAAAACAAATTCTTCCATTCAACATCTTCCAATCCAAACATCTTCTTCAACGCTTCCATCTTAGCCAAAAACCATGACCACACTTGTTGTGCCTTCTCTTGAAAAGATCCCAGTAATTCACCTGGAAAATCTCCAACAGACTTCACAACATTTGCGGCTCGATCAATAGCATTAACTACTTTACCTTCTATGCGGTTAGCAACTCCACGAAAATGGAGTCCTAACCAAATCATCATAAAACTGTAAACTACAACTCCAAACACAATAAACTCAACACTCTGAGGTTCATCTTCATAAGTATTAAACTGCTTCACAGTCAACTTATTCAAAGACGCTCTAATCAAAGTACGAGCTTTAAAATTTCCTTTCTGGGCTAACAGAGAGAAAGCTAAACGACGATGAGGTTGTTCCAAAAGATTTCTTGCGAAATCCTTGAAAGCCTCATAATCACTTGGACATCTTACATTATTAATCCACTCGTTCAAATGGGTCAAATAAAATACGACGTCATTTTCATCACTGAAATCAATCTTTCTTCCAAACTCATAAGAGCTGGAATAACGATCAAATCGATGAAAACGCTTTCTATATCTATTACTATCAAACTTCTTCTCCTCATGTACGGGCTTCTCTTCAAAAGGCTCGTAATTAGGAGGCTTCTCAATATGAGGGCGTGGGGGACAAATATGGTTCATAGGAACCCATACTTGACAATTTTCACACCACTCAGCTCGAGGCATCTGTCTATACGTGCAGTTGTGACCTCCATAGGTCATCGCACTGCAAATATCACAGGTATAAAGAACTTCTCCAATAACATTCTGACTTAGTGAGACATTAGACAGCTCACATTCTGACGTACCATTCACAACGGTACCAATTGCACATTTTGTAAAATTAAATTGGGCTTGCATATTTAAACGCGGGGAATAAGATCCAAGGCAACGCATGCCAGGGCACCTATACAACAATCCATAGATTCCACATACTAAACTACAACAGTCTTAACACCTAAGTGAGAGCTTATGAGGCTCCAATACCACTACTTCGACACTCTCGCAAGAATATGTCTCGTGGCGCTGCTTCGTAAAAGGGTTGTATTCGCAACTAATTTCTGACTCCTTACTAATACCAATGCGGGCATTTCGTAATTTGTAGAACATATCACTTCATTTTCAACACGTAATCCAAGCAAGGACTACGCTTCTATCATCTTTTTCTTTTCGCTGGGAGGGGGAAATCTGCTTTCTAA